TACACGGCGACCACGCACCAGAATAGCGTCAGCATGTGAAATGCTCCCGCAACCCGTAACCGCGCGCCGCCTAGAGGTGTGCAGCCCCAGAGGTGAACGGCGGCGCGCGGTATCAGGTTGCTGGTTCTGGGCTGCACGTCAGAACCCTAAGTCGGCCATTTGGGCCCGTCAACTTGAACGGTCCCCCGGCGACCAGTCGGCGCACCCCTGGCAACAGGCAAATGGCGGCACGCCAGCGGCGGCGGCCCCGTCGGCCCCCACGGCCACGTCGACCGAGCAGCGGTGGTGAATCCCGCAGGCGTGCAGGCTCACGGTGACGCTGGTTCCGCAGCAGCCTGGCACGTCGACCGACCGAAGGCGGCGCCCCAGGTGGCGACAGGTTCGCCCGTGTCGCTTGCGACGCTCGGCGATCATGTGCCCGTTTCGGTATTTGCTCAGGTCGATGGTCATTCGCAGATCGGTCGCATTGTGATGGTGCCGCCGTAGTACCTCGGAATCACAACCCCTGGGGCCAGGCTGCCGGTGGTGATTGAAATGGGAGATGGTGACGTTATTTCATTTTCCCATACATTTCGACTTGTGCAATTTAGCGCCGGCACGTCACCAGATGGGGCGTTGCAGGCCTTGAAGGTATCATTGAGAAAATACGTGTTGGCGGCGTATGGACCGCCGCACGTGACGCCACCTACGATGATGGTGTATAGAAACATTTTTGCACCGACTGGACCTGGGTATGTTGCGTTGCTGCTGTGGTCAGTTAGGTCAAGTTGAAAGAACACGTAAGCTGAAAAAAAGCACGTCGATGAACGGCCACCCGCACATGAGGCGCACTGGTAGACGTTGGTATGTGGTTGAAGGGCGATAGAGGCACCATTGCAACAACCAGAAATACCGCCGTGGGTGGCGGGAAATGTGACCAAGTAGAGACCGTTCAAATCCTCCAGCGAGTGAGCGTAGCACGGGCGCGCATAAGGTAGTAGGCCGCCCCACGGTTCTAGACAATTTGCCGACCCTTCGCCCGAACCGCTGCCCTCGGGCTTGTAGCACGTGTCGCAGTCGGCAGACTGGTCGCACCAATTGTTATTTACCTTTAGCCCCTCAATTTCTAGTTCCCAGGTAGTCACCAGCGCACCTGACGCGGCGCAAATGCCGCCGGTGACGCCGCTATTTGCCTCGCTGCACCCGGCTGCGGTGCCCGAACACGCCGCGCAACAACAACCAATAAAGTGCGCCATTAGGTACAGGTGCCGTCTTCACCGTTCGACTGCCACACCCAGTATTCCAGGGCGCCGTCGACGGTCAACGCAATGGCCGGGTAAATTCCCCCGATTTCCAGGGGTCGCATTTCAAATCCCGCTGGATAATCGCCAGCATGCGAGACGCCATTGCCCAGTCGAACGGCGGCAAGGGTGTCGATATACGCGTTGTTGGCTTCGCGCATGTTGTAGATGGTGACGTTGTCCCCCACCGCACGCCAGGCGTCGTTCGGTCCTGTCACCCATGTATCGCTGGGCGACCAGTCGTTTGGGTTCGACGTCACCGTGCCATAGCCACGCCCGACCTTTGCCACCGGCTTTCCGGTATAGACCCACTGTGTCGGGTTTTCGTTGGAATCCTCCGACGCGGCCACCGCCGCCGCCCCCTGCACCATCACGATCGCCAGGGCCCCACCGCCGATTTGCCGAACCTGGTCTGGGATCATGACGGGGTCGCCGTGTAGCTGTATCCGATCACCATGTTGGGCCCGTGCGCGTCGGTGCCGCTCGTGACCGTCATGATTGCCTGGAGGTAATCCGTATCAGCTGCAAGGGCGCTGCTGCTGATCGTGCCCGATTTCGGCGTGATGTTGGCGTCGGAATTTGTGAACGCTATTGCACTCGACAGGCAGGAACTGCCCGCCTTGTGTAGATCAAACGTTATCGACGTCGACCCGCCGGTGTCCACCATCCACGCTTTGACGTAACGAATAACGCCGGCGGCGCACGGCATCCCGATCGTAAACGATTTAGTAGTCGGTGGCGTGGTCGTATCGTCGAACCCGAAATTGACGGGGATCTCCACCAGGTGGTCGATTTTGTCGTAATCGATGCCAGCGCTCGCCTGTATCGCGCCGTTTGTGACGCTGCCAGATTTCATGGTCAGTGTGGTGGCGTTTGCCAGGTTCACCGAACCGTTGAACGATGCGTCGTCGTTGAATGTCGTGGCCATTTGTTGTGGTTCCTATTAGAGTCCTGCGGCAATGTTTTGTGGTTCCTGGTTGAAGTCGACCGCCTCGTACCAGGTAACAAGCTTTCGCCCGACGTCGTCTTCCAGGCCGTCGGGTGGCCGCCTGCTATTGGCGTCGATCCACTCGACCTTCGGGTTCCAGCCCTGGCCGTAGGTCGACGCGACGAATCGAAACGAATACACGTAACGCCTGAAGCCCCACGGCACCTGGTAGGGGTTCAGCACGCGGGGCGTGGCGGCGGTGCATAGCCATGAATTTTCGATATAGCCCCGCCAGGTCGATGAATTGACCTTGCCAACGTAGTAGTCGCTCACAACGTGCGGGTCGGTGTCGGCGGCCACGTCGATGACCAGTTCAACGGAATACACGGGCTCCGGGTCCATCACCGTGATGCTGGCCACCTGTTTATTGGCGCCAAAAGCTACCTCGATCGGTTGGCCCGCTCGATCGGTGGACGTGGTCACGGTCTTGGTGCCGACGTCGTGCGATGTTCCGATGCCGTCGGGCGTGTTTAGTCGTGTTTCGAATTGCTGCCAGGTAACGTCCACGATTGCCAGGGTGGGCGTTTCCATGCGACAGGTTCGATTTACCACAAACAACCTGCTCGTGCCGCCGGTGTAGAGCACGTCCATACCCTGGCCAGGTTGCGGTAGGCCTGAAATGATCGAATGTAATGGCTTGAGCGGTGCCGTGGCCTCGGTGCCGAAGTCGGAAGCCGTGCCCTCTATCAAATAGCTCGACGTATGGCTTTTTGTGACGCCCCCGGCTTCGTTGGTTGCCAGGGGTCCGTGCGTCAGCAGATTGGGGGTGCACGTAAATGCCATGTTATCGACTCACCGCCGCGCCCTGGGGCGTCATGTTGTCAAAGCTTCGCAGGTGTTCCATTTGGTGGGGCGCCATGGGAATTCCCTGTCGCAGCTGCGGCACCAGGTCGGCCATGTATTGGGTTTTGGCCTCGATTCTGCTGGTCGCGCTGTCGTTGTCCATTAGAAAAGCGGCTGGCCCGAAGGCGGCCAATTTGCCGCCCGACGGCATGACCGACTTCATCCAGTTGAGATTCTTGCCCGTTTCGGCGAACCAGCCGAAAAGCTTGTCAATCGTGGCGAATACGTTGCCGATCGACTTTGCGGTATCTAATAATTCGCCCGCGATGTCCTTGATATTTGCCTTCATGGTGTCTGAATCTGACACCCACTTGGCGAACGACAGCGCAATGCTTTCGATGTGCGGCATGAACGCCACCGCGATCACGTTTTTCATGCCCTCCCACGCGACCTGGGCCATGGTCAACGCCTCGGCCGTGCGTGAGACGCCCCGCGCCGTGTCCTGGTCAATGGTGGCGCCGATCTTCTGGGCGAATTGCATGATTCGCCCGAGTCGCTCGGCACCCATATCGAGCATGTTGATGACGCTGACGCCCTCGGAATCGAACAGCTTAAACGTCAGCCGCACCTGGTCGCCGCGTGTTTTCACGGCGCCCATGGCGTCGGCGATCGCCAGGAACTGGCGGTCGATACTCAGCCTGGACAGCACCTTGGCGTCTAGTCCCAGTTCCTTCAGGGCCCCCTGCGCTTCGCCCAGGCCCTGGGCCGCTTCGGCCACGCGTCGCCCCATACGCTGCATACCGATGTTCAGCTGCTGAATATCGACGCCCGCCAGCTTGGCCGCGACGTGCAGGCCCTGCAATCGGTCTATGGCAATCCCCAGGCGCTGGCCGAATTTGACCTGGGCCTCCAGGGCCTTGACGTGCGCCTTTACGAACATTCCCAACGCGACCGCCGACCCGACCACCAGGCCGCCCAACGCACCGACCACCGCGCCCACGCCCTTTGCCAGCTTGCCGAACTTGCGCAACTTTCCGCCCGACTTCGCCAGGCCCGCGTTGAACGCCTTATTGCTCAGGCTCAGAATGGCCGAAAGGCGGCCGATGACAGTTCTTTTAGCCATTGTCCTGGCCCCCTACGATCGCGTTATGGACCTTGGCGAACTGGCCGAACCAGGCCCCGAGTTCCTGGGCTGATTTCTTGCGCTGGAATATCTTCGGCATGAAGTCACGCGGCTTGAACTGGCGTCTGCTGCCGCTGGCGTTGGCGACCGTCGCGGCAATAATCCCCGCGTGCAGGTCGCTGCGTTCACGGCCCCAGGGGTCGATCAGCCAATACGCGGCGATCTCCAGGAAATCGGGCACGGTACACCGCCGCCGCGCTTCGCTCGGCGTGCAACGCAGGAATTCCGCGACCCGCAGCCACATTAGGCGTTCTCCGTCATCGGCAATTTTCCCGCCAGATCCTCTAGGTCGGCGTCGAATCCGTTGATTCTGCCCACCACCTCAATCAGGCCAGTGAGACGCGCCATTGGCAAGCCCGCCAGGTCTGCCGCCGTGAACAACGGTTTACGCTCGTCCACGTCAAGCACCGTCGCGGCGCACATTGCCAGCGTCGCCGCCGTTTCCTCGTCAACGTCCAACGCGGCCGCCGCCGCCACGGCCCGCTGCTTACATCCCGACATTTCCGAAACGGTGATCGGTCGAATAAACACGTCGCCCAAACCCGCGACGGGCACCTGCTCGCCGCCGTCGCCCTCAAGCCACTTTTTCACGTCCATCGGTTTTTCCCTTTGTTACGCAACCACAATATTTCCGGTCAGTTTCACGGTAATACTGGCCGACATCTTGTCTTCCAGGGGCACGCTATACGATAAATTGGTGACGAATCCGTTAGCGGTCCAGGTTCCACCGCTGTCTGGAAACGTAAGAACCACGTCACTGGCGGCCGCGTCGATTGCGGTAATCCAGCCATCACCGGCCACGTTTGTGTCTAAATTGGCTTCGACGGTCACTTCCCCGGCGTCGGTGGGCGATGCCGCGACATAGCTGCGGCCGCCGAGGCTCGACGTCGCGGCGCCGGTTGCCATATTGGTGGTTTCGACCGCGTTTCGGCTTATGCCGCTCCACGAAATATCGGTGATTTCTCGCAGCGTAATGCCTGAAATCGTGACCGCTGCGCCGTGCCCTGTTTTTGTTGCCATTTCAAAAAGCCCCTATTTACGCTGCCGGGAATGTCGGCACGCTGGTTAGATACCAAATGGTGATGTCTATAGACCGCCGCTGCGTATAGTTCAGTTCGCCCTGCCGATCGTATGACGCAGACATCCTGTCGCCCTCCAGGGTGATGGCCTCCAGGGTGACGGTTGGGAAATCGTCGGTCTGGTAGCCGTCAAGGCACTGGCGCAGGGTTTCGGCCATTTCGTCGCACGTTGCCACGCTTTCGGCGTAACAGTCGCACTGCCACCCGGCGGTATAAAGACCCGACGCGGCGGCCATGTTGCTGTCGCTGGCCAGGCTGATCTGCTGGATGACCAGGTACGGCATAGACACGCCTGCGGGCACGCTCGATACGAAGATTCGACCATCGACCAGGTCGGCCAGGTCAACGCGTCGCGTCAGGTATCCGTGCAGGTCGGTGGCAAGTGTCATAGCGCCCCCACTCGGACGATCGACCCAACGCCCCGCCTGCCCTTCGCTGTCAATTTCTGGGTGCCCTTGACCACGGCGCGGGTCTTCCGTTCACGCGACTGGCGCCGCGCGTCTTCTGCCGCCTTTGCGACCCGCTTACTCAGCTGCACGTGCAATATGCTCTCCATGCGTCGCTGAGTCGCCGACCAGGCGTTTCGCATAAATGGCTGTGGCCGTGCACCCTCTACGTCGACCACCGCAAACGGCCCGTCAGGCGTGGCCAGGGCGGCGCCCCGTTTCGGTTGGATCGTGTGGCCGCCGGTCCCGAATTCGACCAGGTGTGCATAATTCGCCGGTTCGCGTGATGCGTTGCCAGCTTGGCCGCGTATCGTTTCGGCCTTTTTTCCGGCGACGTTGCGGCGTGGCCCCATCACCTCGATCGCCACGGCGCTGTGCGCCTTTTTGTATTTCTTCGTGACCGATCCCATGGCGAATTTGAGAAGCCCCGTTTCCGACGGCACCCTTCGCCGCGCGGCTTTGACGAATGGCTTGGCCGCCTTTTTGATCGCACCCGTCAACACGCGTTCCTGGACCTTGACTTCAAGGAGATTCATAGCGTCCAGGGTCTTTTCGATACCCCGCAATTCCAACGCGGCGCCGACTCGTCCTGATTTAGCCATCGGTGGTTCCATCGGCCCGCTCGGTCACGAGTAATTCGGTGACGCGGTGCTCCTCTTTCAGATCGGT